TATCTGCTATCCTTGACACTGATATTGCAACAAAAAGCATTGGAGTATTATCAGACGTCGACATAACAACTGCGGCTCCTACAAATGGGCAAGCACTTATTTGGAATGCTAGTAATAGTGAGTTTGAACCTGGAACAGTGGCTAGTAGTGGCGTTGACTCTGCTGGAGTATCTGCTATCATCTCAGCTACTAGCATCGATGCGTTATCAGATGTTGATACAACATCGGTAGCTCCTACCAACGGGCAAGCGCTTGTTTGGAATAGTACTGACTCAAAGTTTGAGCCTGGGACAGTATCTGGCGGTGGTGGAGGATCAAGCGTATTCCGTGAAAAATATAGCTATTCTGGTGATCTGGGATTGAGTACTGGTACGGCTAGAAACTATATTCATGTTGCCTCAACTTTGACTAATGTTGATCTTTTTGTAGAAACTGCTCCTACCGGTGCCGCCGTCACAATAGACGTATTAAAGAACGGTACTACTGCTGCAACTATAACTCTACCAGCTGGACAAACTTCAGATACAGGAAACACTGTTAGTGTTTCCTTTGCTGTGGGAGATTATATCACAATAGATATTACACAAGTAGGATCTACAAGCGCTGGAGTTGGACTATATGCCAATTTATTATTTACCCCCACATAAAACAATTATAAATAATGTTATATCTACAAAGGATTTTAAACTATGTTCGCTAGACTAACCTTTCCAGGCGGCCTGTCGGCCAATAAACGTAATAGGGATATAGCGCGGCTTATTCACGATTCAAGCACAGGTAGTGCAAACCTAAGCAATTTAGAGTTTATTGATGTGGCTGGATCAACATTAGTAGCGGGTGTAAATAGTGGGTGGTCTATCGCCACTGGTTCTGATATTGCGCCTGCGGCATTACCAGCTGCAGGTACAGCGGTGGGGCAATCTGATTCATATTATGCGCTCGAAGGTACTTGCGCAGATGGGGTCAAGAAAAAATATGTTGGGATCTATACCAACAATGCCTGGGACAACTCCGCTAACTGGAGCGACTCCTACCCTTATATAAATAATTGTATGATGCCGGTGCTGGAGTACGGCGTAACTGGTGCAGAAAGTGTTACAGAGACCCAGGATATTGGCACAGGCGGTACAGGATTTAGGCATTATGGATTCGCGCTGGGTGGCCACGCCGGCAATAGCCCCTCTACGACGATTACTATTTTTGCCACACCACGCAAACTTATTTTTATTGGAACTTCATATGTATATAGCTACTATGCCCCAACCATGATGGCTAATGTTGAGTATGAAGAAAATGGAACTTCCCTATATTATGGTACAAATCCTACGTGCTGTCTACACTCTAGAACCAAAGCGTATGGATCCAGGGACCTGGGCTGGTACACCAGTTATCCAGGTCTTCTCAATATGTTCACAGGCCCGTATGACCAGAACAGTCAAATTGACGATGCGGGCGCATATCAACAATCGACTATGGGTGGTGGATTTTCAGAGATTCATTTTTCCCATTTTCCAGATGATGTGAACTCGGGAGTGGTCTCTCGCCAGATTAGAGTGTTCGGCGCCACCAGTACCGACACAGGTGGATTCCACTCAGTGACACAATATTCAAACGGAACACGCGATGGGGGAACTCCCTTTTACTCCACAGGTAAACGATATGACGGACAACCAGGGCAAGCTCAAGATGATTTCACGGAATCTTCATTTGCTTTCTTTGAGCCCCAAGAGATGTATCGAATATACAATGGGGGTAGTAATACCTACCAGCCGGATTATGGTCTAATAGATTCAGATGGATCAACTATATTCCCTATGATTCCATGTGTAGGTGAGTTAAAACAGATCGGTACCGGGTCTATGAAATTTCATAACACCTGTGGGATGTTCATAACAGTCGGAGGCTTGGGATCATGCGGCGATGAACTCACAATTGACGGTAAAGATTACTTCTATTACTCTGAGCAATACGCCAAAGGTGCACTTTTAATCGAGAAAGAATAACTGATATGTATGCAAAATTAAATTTCCTAGGCGGTACTAAGCCGATGGAGAAAGTTAGAGATATTGTAAGGATTATTGTAGCCTCGAATGGAGGTACTGCAAACTTAAATGACCTTGAATATATCAATGTAAATAACAGCAAACTAATTGCTGGAAAAAACAGTGGTTGGGCCCACGTGACTGGCCAAACTTTAGGAACAGGTAGTGCAACTTATACACAGGATGGTAAATATTATCTACAGTGCAATACTGTGGATGGTAAGACTAAAACTGTTATAATTACTTTTCCAGGTACAATATCAAGTTCGACTGTCTATAATAACACTAATGGATTAGTAAATCCATTACTTAGTACAGTTGGAGATTATGGTGAATCTCAAGAACAAATATTTGGATACTCATCCAGCAACACGACACACTCACATCTTATGTCTCATGGGATAGCTGGGGATATTGAGATTTTTGCTACTCCTAGAAAATTAGTGCTTGTGGGAGCAAATCAAGCCTACAACACCGTCATCGACGGTCCGAAATGGCAGGGATCTTTTGAGTGGAAGACAAATGGGTGGACAAAATATCATGATCTAACAGCACACTGTTATTTGTCTACTAACTGGTGGTCCCTCTCGAAAAACTACGCTACCTCAGGTATGAGCACAAATCAAACGTACACCTACGCTAAAGATTGCGAATCGGGGTATTGGAATAATACGAGTTACAACTACTATCCAATACCCTATATTGCTTTTCCATACGGTTCACACTATGATTATTACCAATCGAGAAAACCTTGGTTTAGTCATTTTAGAATATGGAATCAAAATGTGGGGTTCTATTCGTTGATGTGCAAATCCGTGGGAGATAATGGGACAGATGGAGGGACGAGATCGTACCAGAATGACAACTACGCTTATTTCACCAACGATTGGAACAATCATATGACGTTTGGACGAGGATTTACCAATTACTATACACCAGGCCCTGGCCACAATGCTTCAGAAGCTGTAGGTACCGGCGGGGGCCGCCAGGGAATGTCAAGACAATCAGACGGGACAAAGATTCTGCCTATGACTCCTTGGCAAATTGAAATGTCGAGTTGGAGATCTGGTGTGTTGGATTTTTCATCAACTTGTGGTGTTTATAAAGGATCTCGAGATATGGGAGTGAGTGGTGATGAAATTACAATTAACGGAAAGAAATATAAATTATTTGGCAATTCAAATTCATCACCATGGATGATGGAAATCGATTAATAATTATTTTATAATATACCAGATCTAAAGAGGGTATGATATGCCATTAGAACATTTACATCCGGATTCTGCTGTAGACATTACAAGTGCCGTGGATTCAGATTATACTATATACCCTCTAACATGGGTAGGTTGGAAAGAAGCCCGTCACTTTACACAATTTATGTTAGATTCAGCTGATAGTGATGGATATGGACACATTGGAAACCTTGTATATATCTCAGCGGGTACAACAAACTTTGCTAAGAGTAATATATTAAGATGGTACGATAGTGACAATCTTCATGCTAAAAGTTTATTTTATGATAGTGATCTGTTAGCTGGTGATTCAGACAACTCTCCTTATAATACTCTATTAACAGGTAGTAGAATTGGAGTGCAAAATTTGATTCGAAGACGACCCAATTCTGTTGATAATAGTATAGATCTGCCTAGGGAAGACGGGGTTATAAACACATTGTTTCCTGGATACGGGTCAAATCCCGTTAAGGAAGATTGGTCGTAGTATCAATTACCCAAATATGATTTTATTATGAGTTAAAAAGGAACATTTCTATGGCAGTAAAATTACAGTTAAGGCGTGACACCGCTTCTAATTGGACATCAAACAATCCAATTTTATCAGAAGGTGAATTGGGGGTTGAGACCAATACTAGTCAACTAAAACTTGGTGACGGGACAACTGCGTGGAGTTCACTCGGTTATGTTGCTGGAGGCACGGTAACACAAGATCTTGTAGATTCAGATTATGTTACAACACGCGTGACACTAATAGACGGCGGCGTAGCAAACACCTATTAATAGCTTTATAAATAGTATTAATATTGCTTAGAGGATAAAGTTATGGCAAATCCAACATCAAGAGCTACTCTTATAGAGTATTGTCTACGTAGACTAGGTGATCCCGTCATCGAGATCAACGTCGATCCTGATCAGCAAGAAGATCGTGTTGATGAGGCTATTCAGTACTATCAAGAGTTTAATTCTGATGCCACTCTTAGAACTTTTCTTAAGCATCAAGTGACTGCTGATGACGTTACCAATGAATACATTACTTTAAGTTCCAACGTGCAGTTTGTATCAAAAATGTTTAAAGTGCATGGAGATGCTTCTACACGGAACTTCTTTGATATAAAGTATCAATTACATCTAAATGATATTGCTAACATGCATTCATATATTGGAGATCTAGCTTATTATGAGCAGATGCAGCAGTATCTTTCTTTGCTCGACATGAGACTTAATGGTACCCCACAGATTACATTTGCACGTAAGCAGAACAGATTGTACATTCATGGTGAATTCCAGGATGGTGATCTTAAAGCTGGGGATTATATTGTAGCAGAGATCTATGAAACAATAGATGCAGATACACACACAAAAGTCTATAATGACATGTGGCTAAAAGAATATACCACAGCTCTTATCAAACAACAATGGGGCGCAAACCTAATGAAGTTTGAGGGTATGCAACTACCTGGCGGTGTTATGATTAATGGTAGACAACTGTACGATGATGCAACTGGTGATATTGAGCGATTGAGAGAAACGATCAGACTTGAACATGAGATGCCAGCAGACTTCTTTGTGGGATAAACAATGGCAACTAATCCATATTTCAGTCAATCGGTACGATCAGAACAGAGTCTTTATGAAGATATTGTCATAGAGTCGTTGAAAATCTATGGTCAAGATATTTACTATTTGCCAAGAGATCTTGTGAATGAAGATAGAGTGTTGGGCGAAGATGTTCCTTCACGATTCAATTCATCATATAAGATTGAAATGTATATTGAAAATGTAGATGGTTTTGATGGTGAAGGTGATCTGTTTACTAAGTTTGGTGTGGAAATTAGAGACCAGGCCACTTTTGTTGTTGCCCGCCGTAGATGGTCGCAAACAGTATACAGACATGATAATGAAATTGTGATTGATAGACCCAAAGAAGGTGACTTACTTTACATTCCGTTCTCTCGTAAAATATTTGAGATCACACACGTTGAACACGAGCAGCCATTCTATCAGTTAAACAATCTACCCACGTTTAAACTCCGTTGTGAGTTGTTTGAATATGGTGATGAGGATATGGATACGAATATTCTGGATGTTGATTCGGTTGAAGTGGATTATGCGTACACATACAAAGTTACTGTACCCCCAGCTAAGACAGCAACTGCTACAGTGAGTATAACATAATGGCGGGTCCTATTACATCACTTTCACTTACCGATTCAGGATATGGGTATACATCAGCTCCCACAATCACAATCTCAATACCTGACCTTGATTCTGCTGTTGCAACAGCAACAGCAACTGTGAGTGCAGGTGGTGTGGTTAATGCAATTAGCTTAGTAGATTCTGGTGCGTATTACACAAGTATTCCTGACGTAACAATTGGTCCACCAAAGTCTGGTATTGTGGACGGAGCAAGCATTGCCACAACTGGTGTGAGTCACATAAATGGTCAAAACTATAATACAACAGGTGGGTCGGGAACTGGACTTATAATCAGATCTACAAGCACTGGTGGTTTAGTAAGTTTTACTATTGTTGATGGTGGTAAAAATTACGTTGTAGGAGATGTAGTATCAACTGTTCTTAGTAACCCTGAGCAAGCTGCGACAATTAACATCGACAGTACCAGAGCTGGTACAACAGCAACAGCTATAGTAAGTGGAACTAATCGATCTGATGGTGGTAAATTAAGTAGTATTAATGTTGTTTTAGGAGGTACCGATTACGACTCTGCGCCATCAGTAACAATTGACTCCGCTAGTGGCACAGCGAATGATTTTAGGGCAACAGCATCCGCTACTATCGATAGTAGGGGAGCAGTTAATGCATTGTCAATAACGGATATTGGTGGTGGTTATGTGACTGCACCTACAATTACATTTTCCACAGCGCCACGAACTAATATATCACAAGGCGACAGCGCAACCCAAACATTATCAGGTGGTGTAAAAATAAGAGGAGAGATCTCGAAGTACTCTGATTCAGACGGTATTTTACATCTTGTACATGTTGGTGCAGATGACGGAAAATATCACACTTTTGCTGTGGGAAGTGATATTGTATTCTCAGGTCCCGGAAGTAGTCCAACATATACGAGAGAAGTTCTCTCAGTGACAGAAGAAAATAAGATTTCAGCAAACGAGCAGAATGATTACTTTGATACATTAACCGATTTCTTAGACTTCTCTGAGAATAATCCATTCGGAGAGCCATAATGTTTACTTATTTCTATCACGAACGGATCCGAAAGTCAGTAGCTACATTTGGTAGACTATTCAACGATATATACGTCCTGAGAGTTGGCGCATCAAATCAAGTTGTCAGTCAGGTTAAAGTTCCGCTTTCATATGCACCTCGTTCTAAATTTTTAGATAGGATTAGGGAACAAGCTGATTTAGGAGAAGGTCAACGAGTAGCAATTAAATTACCTAGGATGTCTTTTGAAATTGTAGGTATTAATTATGATCCAGCAAGACAACTGCAAAAAACAACAAACTTTCAGCAAGCTGGGACATCGTCGTCTCTACGAACAAAGATAAACACATTTGTCCCATATACTATTAGTTTTCAAATGAATATTTATTCAAAAACTCAGAATGATGCTCTTCAAATTGTTGAGCAGATTTTACCATATTTTAATCCACAATATAACGTTTCAATAAAACCTTTTACAGATTACCCCAACGTAATTGAAGATGTTCCAATCACTATTACCAGTGTTGATTTCAACGATGATTATGAGGGTGATCTAGCGTCAAGAAGAACTATTATATACACAATGAATTTTGATATGAAAGTTAACTTCTATGGCCCACTTAACAATGGTAAAGTAATTACAAAATCTATTCCTAAAATTGATTTAGACAGTAAAGGCATTGCTGATAGTGATTACTTAACTATGACAATTACACCCACACCTGCAGGTGTAAGTGCAGACAGTGATTATGGATTCTTGGAAGAATATGACTATGAGTTCGAATGATAATAAAGAAAACGACTTTGAGTACTCGAGACAGATCTATCACGATCTTTTAGCAAAGGGCTCTGAAGCTCTTGAAGATATGATGGAAGTTGCTCGAGCTACAGAGCACCCTCGAGCGTTTGAAGTTCTCTCTGGTATGATGAAGAACATGGGTGATATTAACGGCTCTCTTATGGACCTACACAAGAAGAAGCATGATATGGAAAAAAAGGATACTCCTGCTCTTCCAACTGGTACTACTAATAATAATGTTTTTGTGGGATCAACAGCTGACCTGCAAAAGATATTGATGAAAGATGTAACACCAATTGAACAGAATGATGAATGACTCATATAATGGTAACATCAACGTAAAGCGTGATGGGGCTGTACAACAATACACTCAATATGAAGTAGATGAGTATATAAAATGCAGTAAAGATCCTGCATACTTTGCTATCAATTATTGTAAGGTAATTAACCTCGATAGAGGTCTGGTTCCGTTTGATCTATATCCTTATCAACAGAAGATGTTTAATCATTTTGATGATAACAGATTCTCCATTGTGCTTGCTTGTCGACAGTCAGGTAAGTCAATATCATCAGTAGCATATCTTCTATGGTATGCAACATTCCATCCAGATCAGACTATTGCTATTCTAGCCAACAAAGGTGCAACAGCACAAGAGATGTTGATGAGGGTAACTCTTATGTTAGAGAACCTTCCATTCTTTCTACAACCTGGGACAAAAGCTCTCAACAAGCGTTCTATTGAGTTTAGTAATAACTCTCGAATTGTATCAGCAGCGACATCTGGATCATCGATTCGTGGTATGTCTGTTAACTTGCTATACCTCGACGAGTTTGCATTTGTTGAAGATGCTGCTACCTTCTATACTTCAACATATCCTGTTATTGCATCTGGTAAGAACACTAAAGTTATTATCACTTCCACTGCCAATGGTATTGGGAACATGTATCATAGACTGTGGGAAGGTGCTGTTCAGAAGACAAACGAGTACAAACCTTTCAGAGTTGATTGGTATGATGTTCCAGGTCGAGATGAACAATGGAAGGAACAAACAATTGCCAACACATCTAAGCTACAGTTTGATCAAGAGTTTGGCAACACCTTTTTTGGAACAGGGGACACGTTAATCGATGGTGCAACTCTCATGGGACTTCGCGCTAAAAATCCTATCGTTGCGTTGGAAGGAGGCTCACTCCTTGTATATAAAGAACCCGAAAAAGATCACCGCTATATTTGTACTGTCGACGTTGCTAAAGGCGTTGGTGGTGATTACTCTACTTTCAATATTATAGACATATCAACTTCACCATTTGAACAGGTATGTGTATACAGAAACAATAAGATGTCTCCAATCTTATTTCCCAACATGATATATAAGTACGCAAAGAACTACAATGAAGCGTATGTTGTTGTAGAGAATAATGACCAAGGATCCATTGTATGTAATGGGTTATACTATGAATTGGAATATGAGAACCTACATCTTGAATCAGCATTGAAGGCTAATGGTCTTGGTGTTACAATGAATAAGAAAGTTAAACGGCTTGGATGTTCAACAATCAAAGACATTCTTGAAAGCAATAAACTAAATATTCATGACCAAGAAACTATTATTGAGATGTCTACATTTGTTGCTAAAGGTCAGTCGTATGAGGCGTCTGATGGCAATCATGATGATTTAATGATGAACCTTGTTATGTTTGGTTACTTTACATTGGGCGATCTGTTTCTTGAGATGACAGATATTAATATGAAAGAGATGATGTTCAAACAAAGAATGTCAGAGATTGAAAATGATATTCTTGATTGGGGATATCATGATGATGGATTAGATCAGATACTTCCTGAACCTGAACCTGATGAATGGAATATTCATGGTGGAAAGCCTTGGGTGGAAGAATATTACTGAGTTTTAAAATGTTATAAATAATGGTAATTGAACATAGCCTTATTATGACATCTTATCATTAACTCAAAAGGAAAAGAGAAATGGCAGTATTTAGTCCCTCTGAATCTCCTGCGATTACAGTTAAGGAAGTTGACCTTTCGGGTTTTGTCCCTAATGTACAGTCAACTACTGGTGCTTTCGTAGGAAATTTTCGCTGGGGTCCAGCAAAGAAAGCTACTCTGGTTGACACAGAGGCCACGCTTGCCGAGAAGTTTGGATCCCCCACAGCAACTGGTGCAGTAGACTTTTTGTCCGCAGCACAATTTCTAAGATATTCCGCTGCAATGTTTGTCGTTCGCGAGATTACATCAGCAGCTAAAAACGCAACCTCCTCAACATCTGTTGTAACAACAGTTAACAACAAGGATCATTGGGAGACAGTAAAAAGTGCATTTGGTGCAGACTCAGGCGATACCAACGTAGGTGCCTGGATTGCTAAATGGGCCGGCGCGCTCGGCAACTCACTTAAAGTAGATATTTGTACAGCGGCAGGATTTGCAGCATGGGCTTACAATAGTGAGTTCGACGCGGCACCAGGAACATCAGCATACGCATCTGCCAGAAGCGCTTCAGGTGATGAGTGTCATGTTGTAGTTGTAGACGAAGATGGTGAATTTTCAGGTACAGTAGGAACTGTTCTCGAAAGATTTGCATTCGTATCTATGGCCAGTGATGCAAAAGCAACTGACGGCTCATCAAACTATGCACTAGATGTAATCAACTCTAGTTCCAACTACGTGTGGTTGGCACATTGGGACGGTGATCTTTCTACAATGACAAATGCAGGTTCTGCAGCTTCAGGTCTAACTTTTGGCAACCCATCAGCAGCAATTAGTAAGTCTCTTACTGGTGGTGTTGATTCAGGTTCTCTGACAACTACTGAAGTAGCAACTGGCTTTGATTTGTACAAAGATACAGACACCATCCAGGTTGACTTTTTGATTGCACCTGGTATGGCAAACGCCGCTGACCAGGCAACAGTAGTAAACAATCTAGTAGGTATCGCAGGTACAACTAGAAAAGATTGTGTAGTAGTAACCTCTCCAGACAGAGCAGCAGTTGTTAACAACTCTACTCCAGTCTCGGCAACAACTACTACAGTAGGATCTTTCAACAGTTCTTCATACCTAGTTGTAGACAATAACTACCTTAAAGTCTACGACAAATTTAACGACCAATATGTCTTTATCCCAGCTGCATCAACAACAGCAGGTGTAATGGCAGCCACAGACGCTAACGCAGCTCCATGGTTCTCACCAGCAGGTCAGAGACGTGGACAGTACTTTGGTGTGACAGCTTTGTCTTATTCTCCTACAAAGGCACAAAGAGATGCACTATATAAAGCTGGAGTCAATCCTGTGGCAAACATTCCTGGCCAAGGCATTCTGCTTTTTGGTGACAAAACATTCTTGAACAGACCATCTGCATTTGATAGAGTTAATGTTCGTAGATTGTTCCTTGTCATGGAAAGAGCGATTGCAGCAGCGGCTAGAAATGTAATGTTTGAATTCAACGATGAGTTTACTCGCGCTGAGTTTGTAAACATTGTAGAGCCATTCTTGAGAGAGATTCAAGGTCGCCGTGGTATTACAGACTTCAAAGTTGTTTGCGATGCAACCAACAATGGAGCAGCAGTTGTAGACCGCAATGAATTCATCGCGAACATCTTCGTCAAGCCCGCACGTTCAATTAACTACGTAACTCTGAACTTCGTAGCTGTTAGAACTGGTGTTGACTTCGAAGAAGTCGCAGGCACAGTATAACAGGTCAGAGGAGTAAATAAATGGCTATTCTAGGAGTAGACGACTTTAAAGCCAAGCTGAGAGGTGGCGGCGCTAGACCTAATCTGTTCAAAGCGACAATCAACTTCCCAGCTTATGCAGGGGGCGATGTAGAAGCATCTTCATTCCTCTGTGAGGCAGCACAGCTACCTGGTTCAACAATCTCACCGATTGTTGTCCCATTCAGAGGTAGACAATTGAAAATGGCTGGAGATCGTACATTTGATGTATGGACTCCAACTATCATTAACGATACGGATTTTGTAATTCGTGACTCAATGGAGCGTTGGATGAACGGTATGAATGCACACAGTGCAAACACCGGTCTTGTAAACGTAGTTGATTACGAAGCTGATCTTGTTGTAGAGCAACTTGATAAAGATGGTTCTACAATTAAGACATATAACTTCCGCGGTTGTTTCCCAACAGCTGTATCACCAATCGATCTGAGCTATGCATCAGAAAATGAGATTGAACGATTCACTGTTGAGTTCCAAGTCCAGTACTGGGAATCAAACACCACTTCGTAAGAGTCCTATAAATACAGGCGAGGCTAGAAATGGCCTCGCCAACTCTAACTAGGAATTAATATGGCTGACGACAGTATTAAATTATTTGGGTTCGAGATTAAACGAGCCCGCAATAGACAGCAAGGCAAGTTGCAATCTATTGTTCCTCCGGTAGATGAGGATGGTGCAGGCTTTGTCACAGCTGCAGGTGCACACTATGGTACCTATGTAGACTTAGATGGTGAAAAATCCAAAGATGAAAAACAATTAATTATGCAATATCGTGCTGTGTCCCATCACCCCGAGGTTGATGCAGCAGTTGAGGATATTGTTGGTGAAGCAATCTCATCCAGTCAGAACGAGCCTCCCGTAAGACTTAATCTTGATAACGTAGATGGTTTGAGCGACAGTATTAAAAAAGCAATGGCTGAAGAATTTAGTTCTGTATTGTCTATGCTCAACTTTAATGATCTTGGACATGATATGTTCAAGCGTTGGTATATTGATGGTCGCATGTTCCACCATCTTGTGCTAGACGAGAGAAATCTTAAAGCTGGTATTCAAGAGGTTCGTCCTATCGATGCAGCAAAAATTAAAAAAGTTAAACAAGTCAAGAAGAAAAAAGATCCTGATACAGGTGCAACGTTGGTCGAGCGTGTAGACGAATTCTACATCTACCAAGAGAAACCAGGTGGAACCAATCAGGGTGTTAAGATTACAGCAGATAGTGTTTCTTATGTAACATCAGGTCTGTTGGATGAGGCTCGTAAGAAAGTAGTCTCTCATCTACACAAAGCTCTAAAACCTATTAACCAACTACGTATGATGGAAGACTCTTTGGTCATCTATCGTTTGGCCCGCGCGCCCGAAAGACGTATCTTTTACATTGATGTGGGCAACCTTCCAAAAGGTAAGTCAGAAGAATATATGAAAGGTATCATGGCTAAATACCGGAACAAACTGGTATATGACGCTAATACAGGAGCCATCAGAGATGATCGTAAACATATGTCGATGTTGGAAGACTTTTGGCTTCCTCGTCGTGAAGGTGGTAGAGGGACTGAAATATCAACTTTGCCAGGTGGTGAAAATCTCGGACAAATCGATGACATTATATATTTCCAAAAACGTCTATATCGTTCGTTAAATGTTCCTATTAATAGACTTGAGCAAGAGTCTCAGTTCTCACTAGGTAGATCTACAGAGATCACGAGAGACGAGTTGAAGTTCCAGAAGTTTATTGACAGACTCCGTTCTCGTTTTGATAACCTTTTCTATAATATCTTAAAGAAACAATTAATTCTTAAAGGGATTATCACTCAAGAAGATTGGGATAGCTGGAAAGAAAATATTAATATTGAGTATGTTCGTGATAATCATTTCACAGAACTTAAAGATGCTGAACTTCTCAGGGAAAGATTACAGACCCTAGATATGATGCAACAATATGTGGGAGAGTTCTTCTCCAAAGAATATGTTATGAAGAATGTTCTGTTCCTCGATGAAAACCAGATTGATGAAATGAAGAAGCAGATTGCCGATGAAGTAAAAGCTGGTGATATAAATGATGATGAAGACCAACAACCTCAAGACAATGAATAACAATCAAATGAATAATAGTGGAGTATAAAATGGCAGAAGTAACAGACTTTTTGGATCAGGTTATTAATCAAGACTTTGCAAGCGCAGCCCCTATGTTTAAAGACATTATGGGTGATATGGTCAACCAATCATTGGAACAAGAGAAGGTAAAAATAGCCAATCAAGTTTACAATGGAGTTGATCCAGAAGAGCGTGCAGATCAAGATCAGTATGAACTGGACTTGGATGATCCTAACATCGATGATGAGGATGAACTAGACGATGCAGCTGAAGAAGCTCTTGAACTGGAAGATGATGAGGATGATGAGGATGAAGGTGATGATGATTCCGAATCTGACGAAGAAGAGCAATAATCTTTCCCTAAATTTTATTTTATATAAATAAATTACAATAATAAGAGACTGTGTAGAAATGAAGACGTTTGGACAACTTAGAGAAAAGCTGGGTAGACATCCTTCGGGCGACATGGTCTTTAATAAAAAGATAGACCGTATTCCTGTGATGATCCATAAAGAGAAATCAGGGTTTGTAGTTTATCTTGACGGTGATAGATTAGATGCTTATAAAACTCAGCGTGAGGCTGAGAAGATGGCGAAACAATTTGTAAAGGCTTATAAGGGTTAAAATGGCGTTTGTAGCAATACCAAATAATGATCAGTATGAGTATGATAATGCTCCACCTGATCCTGGTGCTAATCACCCCATGAGACCGTTGTGGCAAAAGCAGACTAACGGAATTAGAACCGAGTTTGGTCATAGTGTATACACTCGCTGTAGAAGAGTTGGTAGCGGTAATGTAGATCATGGCGAAATAAGTAAAACATATTGGGACGCAAGATCATGAAACTGATTGCAGAATATAACGAACAGAACATTGAATGTCTTGTTGAAGCCAATGAAGATGGTACAAAGAATCACTTCATCGAAGGCGTCTTCATGCAATCAGAAGCAAAGAATAGAAACGGACGTATCTACCCTAAAGCCATTATGGAAAAGGCTGTGGATAAGTATGTTACTGAACAGGTTTCCAAGAACAGAGCTGTAGGTGAATTGAATCACCCAGACGGACCAACTGTTAACTTGGATAAAGTATCTCATAAGATTACAGAACTTAATTTTAAGGGAAATGATGTTATGGGTAAGGCACAAATTTTGGATACTCCAATGGGTAATATCGTAAAGGGTTTACTTGAAGGTGGTGTTCAACTAGGAGTGTCAACTCGTGGTATGGGTAGCCTTGAGGAAAGAAATGGTACTATGTACGTCAAAGACGACTTCATTCTAAACACGGTTGATATCGTGCAAGATCCATCAGCGCCAACAGCTTTTGTAAATGGAATAATGGAAGGTGTTGAATGGATCTGGAATAATGGTATTATCGAATCTCAAGTAATTGAACAAATGGAGACTGAAATTAAGAAGGCTCCACGTGCTGACCTTTATGAGGTGCAGACACGTGAGTTTAAAAATTTCCTCTCGTTAATGAAAACTAAATTGTAAAGGAGTCAGACATGACTGATCAAATCGATTATGATGTTGAGCTCGACGAGGAAATCGAAGAAGCTCACGATCCAAAGAATGCTGAAGCTCAATCAGTTGCATCTGTAGATGCTGCTGAGAACAAAGGCCCCAAAGCTGCAAAGCGCAAGGGTGATAAGAGCAACAGCCAACCGTCCGAATTGAAAGCTGCAGGCAAGGCTATGAAGGCCGAAGACGTAGATTTTGATGGAGATTTTAGTGACGACCTGAATGCACTTGTAGAATCTGAAGCTACATTGAGCGAAGAGTTCAAAGCTAAAACTGCAGTGATTTTCGAAGCGGCGGTTAAGTCTAAACTTTCAGAAGAGATCGATCGTTTGGAAACAGAATATGCTGAGCAATTGGCAGAAGAAGTTTCTACAACAAAAGCCGATCTTGTAGAGAAAGTAGACAGCTACCTCAACTATGTAGTTGAGCAATGGATGGAAGATAACAAAGTTGCAATTCAAACCGGTCTTCGTACTGAGATTGCAGAAGGCTTTATGAGCAAGTTGAAAGACGTGTTCGTCGAGTCTTACATTGAAGTCCCAGAATCCAAAGTAGACCTAGTTGATGAACTAGCAGAAGCTAATGTAGATCTTGAAGCTCGGATCAATGAAGCAACTGCTAAGAGTCTTTCACTTGCAGAAGAGTTGGAATCATATAAGCGCGCAGCGGTTATTCGCGAAGCTTCTAAGGATCTAGCAGAAACACAAGTTGAAAAGCTAACATCACTTGCTGAAAATGTAGATTTTGAAAACGAAAAGTCTTTTACACAGAAAGTCGCTACGTTGAAAGAATCATATTTTGGCGCTAAAAAAACCGCTGAGTCCGTTGTAGAAGATGCAGATGACACTTCCGATGAAGTAGAAGTATCTCCAATGATGGAACAGTACCTTAATGCATTACGCAAAACAAATAAGTAAGTAGGAGATCCAATTATGGAAACTTATGATCGTCTCGTAGAGAAATGGTCTCCGGTATTGAACGAAGAATCAGCCGGTTCAATTCAGGACGCTCACAAGCGTGCTGTTACCGCTGTCGTTCTGGAGAACACAGAAAAAGCAATCCGTGAGCAAGGCGAACAAGCCTCAATGATGACGGAAGATGCAGCTGCCAACAACACATCTGTTGCAGCAAACTGGAACCCAGTATTGATTTCACTCGTACGCCGTGCTATGCCAAACATGATGGCATATGACGTATGTGGTGTTCAGCCAATGTCTGGCCCAACAGGCTTGATCTTCGCAATGAAGTCCAAGTACAAAACAACACGCGCTGGCGCCACATCTGGTGATGAAGCATTGTTCGGTGAAGCAATTTCAGGCTTTGCTGGTGACTCGTCTTCAACACAATCAACAGATGGTACTGGTCTCAGTGGCTTGGCTAATGTTGACTCTGCAGGTGCAGTACCAACATTTGGTGGTGGCATGTCCACAGCAAACGCAGAACAGTTGGGAACAACTGGTGAGTCTTCTTTTGCTGAAATGGGTTTCACCATTGAAAAAGCAACTGTGACTGCAAAGTCACGCGCGCTGAAAGCAGAGTACACACTCGAGCTTGCACAAGACTTGAAAGCGATTCATGGTCTTGACGCTGAGACAGAATTGGCAAACATCTTGTCAACTGAGATCTTGGCTGAAATCAACCGTGAAGTTATTCGTACAATCAACTCTCGTGCGAAAACTGGTTTCACAACTTCAAACGCTACTAAGCCAGGTATCTTCGATCTGTCAGCAGACGCAGATGGCCGTTGGTCAGCAGAGAAGTTCAAAGGTCTGGTAGTACAACTTGACCGTGAAGCAAATCAAATTGCCAAAGACACACGCCGTGGTAAAGGTAACATCGTTATCTGTTCTTCAGACGTTGCAACGGCTTTGTCTGCTTCCGGTATGTTGGATTATACACCAGCAATGGCAACAGGCCTAAACGTAGACGATACAGGTAACACATTTGCAGGTACTTTGAACGGTCGTATGAAAGTATACATCGATCCATATGCAACTGCTGACTATGTCACAGTAGGCTACAAAGGTACAAACGCATATGACGCAGGTATCTTCTATTGCCCATACGTACCACTAACTATGGTCCGTGCAGTAGGCGAGAATGATTTCCAACCACGTATCGGGTTCAAAACTCGTTATGGTATGGTTGCAAACCCATTCGTAGGTTCTACACCAGGCGACGATATTGGTACAGCACGTGCTAACCAGTATTACAGAATCTTCCGCGTAGACAACATCCTGAACCCAGCATAGGATTCGGATTACGGAAACAACTAGGGCCGCTCACGCGGCCCTTTTTTTATACCCGCGGCTCTGCAGGATAGAAATTATTAATAATTTTCCAATACCACTCTGGATTATTATTCTTCAAAATCTCAAGCGGTGAGCCCTCGATTCCTTCCCGGCTACGAGCCTCTACATACTCTTCAACAGTAAAGTTCTTGATGAGTTCTTTTAAAAACTTAGCCTTTGTGATAGGAGATTTGGAATACTTGAAGCGGGCGACGAAGAGATCGATACCACGACCCACATTTGAAGGATGAACACCTTCTTTGTTGGGATATACTGGACGGCCTTCGTAATCACCTCTATACATTAAGTATCCACCGTGGTATTCAAAGTCTGCTTTATTAAACTGTGTCATAGTGTATCTCCTTTATCTATATTCTTTATCACATATAAATAATAACAAGTCAACAAGTAATTTCATCTTTAGGAAAAAATTATGGTAACACTAAACCCATCAGTCACAGTTAATGTAGATGATACTCTAACTGGATCTACCACTGGTTTGAACAATGTTAACCTATTACAACCCACGGCGTTTAAACTAATTGTTGATAGAAAGAACTTTCCAAACCTTGAGTTCTTTTGTCAAAGTGTAGCTCACCCAGCAATGGATATTCCAGCTGCAGATGTTTCTTATTCACGTATTGGTAACATTGCTATGGCAGGAGATAAGTTGAACTTTACTGAATTAGAGTGTATGATTATAGTTGACGAAAATATGAATGCATATACTGAGATGTATAACTGGATGCAAAGATTGGTACAAACACCACAGAAGAGTCGCTTGAACAGATCGTTAACCGATACTACTCCTCCAACGTATAGTGATATCACACTTGCTATTCTTAGCAGCCACAATAACGTCACTAGAAAGATTAGATATATAGATTGTGTACCAACAGGACTAGGTAACATGGTTATGGAAGCTACGACTGGTGATACCACGCAGATTACATTTCCAGCTACTTTTAGATTTTCGTACTTTGAATTGAACTAATGATGGAGTTATATTATGACATTAGAGCAACTGCTCGAAGAGTGGGCAGCTGATTCACAGCTGTCTAAGAACAACCTGGACGAAACATCTCGTCAAACCCCAGCGCTACATGCCAAGTATCTGACGCTACTTTCTAATACTAAACTTAGAATTAAGAAAGCGGAAATGGATCAAAAGAAGCTACTAAAGCTAAAATGGCTTTGGTACAATGGTAAGATGTCTGAAGATCAAATCAAAGAGTTGGGTTGGGATTATGATCCTCTTGATGGTCTAAAGATTATGAAGGGTGAGATGGATTACTATTATGATTCTGATAAAGAGATTCAAGAGTCAGAGCTTAGAATTCAATATCTAAAAACTATGATAGATACACTTAATGAGATAGTAAACAATCTCAACTGGAGACACCAGACAATTGGTAATATGATAAAATGGAGAGTATTTGAAGCCGGTGGTTGATATTGTTTGTAGACTAAAAGATTATTCGATGTTAGAAGTAGATGTTGACGCTGGGTTAGCTGCGGAGATATCTGACTACTTCTCATTCTTTGTTCCAGGCTACAAGTTTATGCCTGCTTATAAGAACAAAGTTTGGGATGGAAAGATCAAGCTATTCAATCGCATGACTGGAGAGCTCTCTGCTGGGCTATATGTTTATTTAATAAAGTTTGCAGCTGAGCGATCGTATCTTCTTGACACTGAAGAGTCTGATTACGGGCTTCCAATTCCGGATCCACAAGCTGCTCAATCCGTACCTCATTTACTAGCTGATGAAGCACTTCCATTTCAACCTCGAGATTACCAACTCGATGCGATAACCACAGCCCTGACAAGAACTCGAGCAATTCTTTTGTCTCCTACTGGATCAGGTAAATCTTATATGATATATCTGATCATGAAATACTGGCAACAATATCTCACCGATGGGGTAAACTACCCCAGAGCGAGCAAAGTGCTTATAATTGTTCCTACCACGTCTTTAGTCGAACAAATGCATCAAGACTTTATCGACTATGGTATGATCCCAGACGCTGCCCATAAAATTTATTCAGGCAAAGATAAGGATACTAATAAAGTATTTATTATTTCTACATGGCAGAGTATTTATAAACTTCCTAAGAAGTGGTTTGAGCAATTTGGTATGGTGCTGGGAGATGAGTGTCATGGTTTTAAATCTAAGTCACTATCTTCAATTATGAACAAAGCTACCCTTGCCAAATACCGGTACGGGTTTACAGGGACTCTCGATGGTACCCAGACTCACAAGTTAGTACTAGAGGGGTTGTTTGGCCCCGTATACAACGTCACAAAGACCGTTGATCTGCAGAAAGATGGGACATTAGCAAAACTAAATATTAAAGTATTATTAATGAATTACGCTGAGGATGTTAGGAAAAACTTTGGCAAACAAACTTATCAAGATGAAATCAATTTTATTATCGGAATGGAATCTCGTAATAATTTCATTCGTAATCTGGCTGTATCTTCTTCTGGAAATACTCTCGTCCTATATCATCGTGTGGAAGCTCATGGCAAGCCATTATTCGAGCTTATAAATAATAAGGTCGCAAGAGGCAGAAAGGTATTCTTTGTATCAGGCGACACAGATACCTCAGATAGAGAAGCCATTCGTAAAATAGTGGAGAAGCAAAAAGATGCTATCATTGTTGCTAGTCTTGGTACCTTCAGTACTGGTATTAACATACGTAACCTTCATAATATTATATTTGCATCACCTTCGAAGTCCCAAATCAAAGTTCTTCAGTCAATCGGACGCGGACTACGGAAATCGGACAATGGACAAGATACTAAACTATTTGACATAGCGGACGATCTTCATTGGGGTAAAAGGAATAATTTTACTCTCACACACTCTGCCCTTCGTGTAAAGATGTATGATAAAGAACAATTTGATTATGAAATAGTAAAGGTAGATCTTAAATGAATTATACACAGTTTAGATTATCCAACGGCGATGAGATTATTGCTCAAGTCGTACAAGAACCTGAAGGTGAAGAGGTTAATATAGTAATTCGCAATGCTATGATGATAACTAGAACTGATAATCTAGAGACTGGATATAGATTTTATTCTTTTAGGCCATGGATGTCATTTCAACTTAACAATGAATATCTGCAGCTACTAAACTATTCTCATATTGTCGGTGAAGCCAAACCATCTAAGATTTTATTGAATCAATATCTAAAATCAATTGAAGCGCAAAGTGATGAAGGTGAATTATCTGATCATTATGATAGTGATGATGCAATAATGATACAACGAATACTGCACAAACTACAACAAGCTGAATTGAGTGATTCAGATAATAGTAATGTCGTTTCGTTGTTTAATAAGGATAAGTTACACTAATGCAAGACGACGACGACTCATATGCAAAGTACCCACATCATCGTAAATGGTTTAATAAACTATACATCGCTGAGCTGTTTGGATATGATTGTGGTCCAAGCGGAACTGCACCAACTAAGGATGGAACATACATTGTAAGACCTATATACAATCTGTCGGGTATGGGCGTTGGAGCTGAAGTAAAAGAAATAAAAGCTGGAGACGATCGATCTGTCCCTGCAGGTTACTTCTGGTGTGAATACCTCACGGGGAAACATTACTCAGCAAACTATAAGTGGAAATACGACAGAGATATGCAAGATGGTAAGTGGTTGCAGCCATGGAAAGGATTTTCCTGTTGGGAAGGAACTAACATGCCTATCAATCTGACTAAGTTTGTTGAGTGGAAAAGATCTGACTATATACCAGAAGTACCTGATGAGTTGGTTTGCCTGAGAGACGTTGAAGCTATTAATGTTGAGTTTAAAGGTAATCAAGTTATAGAGGTTCATTTACGTCCATCCCCCGATCCGGATTATGATCATATCATTCCTGTGTGGGCTTCGGATCTTGGTGTAAAGAAACAACATATGGAAATGCACGGTTATAACTTTGTAGAATCGTATGATGATGCAGACGGACAACTCGAAGATTCACGGATTGGATTTTTAGTTAAATAGGGATATACTGCCCCCTGCAAGGCTGATGCCTTATTATACCAGAAAAATAAAATAAGTCAACGGGTTGTAAAATCTTTTTTAATGGTGTATAATAATATCAAATAGTGAGGACTATATTATGGCTAGATCAAAACGCGCGAGCATTCATTACGTCAACAACAAAGAGTTCTCTCAAGCAGTTGTTGATTATTGTACAACACTAAAAGAAGCAAAGGCAAATGAACAACCATTGCCAATTGTACCTGACTATATTGCTTCTTGTTTTCTAAAAATCTCAGAAGGGCTTTCTCATAAGTCTAACTTCATCCGATACACATATCGTGAAGAGATGGTTATGGACGCAGTAGAGAACTGCCTCAAGGCAATTGAGAACTACAACATCGAAGCAGCCACACGGACCGGCCTACCTAATGCATTCGCATACTTCACGCAAATTAGTTGGTATGCATTCCTTCGTCGTATTGCAAAGGAAAAGAAGCAACAGGATGTTAAGTTAAGATATCTCTCTCAAAGTGGCCTTGAAGAATACATTGCAACAGACCAATCGGACCAACAATCTGTGCAAGTTGTTCAAGCGTTTGTCAACCAGTTAAAAGATCGTATTGACAGAGTGAAAGAGAAAGACACTGAGATTAAACAGTACATCAGGGAAGAAAAAAAACGTAAGAAAAGAGTAATGTACGTTGATTCTGACCTCGGTGATTTTATGGAGGATTGATTATGCGGTTGTTGATTACAGGTTCTGATGGTATGGTCGGAAGCCGGCTAGTAAAACATCTAGTTGGTAAAGGATATCCTGTTGTAACCTTTGGAGAGGATAAAGACGTCCGCAATTGGGAACATTGGGCAGAACTTCATGATGAATCTAAACCTATAGATACTATTATTCATCTTGCAGCTCTAGCTGGAGTCAGACCTTCATTTGATGCGCCAGAACTGTATGAGGAAGTTAATGTTGGTGGTATGCGTCATATGCTAGCATTCTCTGAGCTAAATGATAGTAACATCTTATATGCTTCTTCTTCTAATGCATACGAGTGGTGGGGTAATCCATATGCCGCTACTAAGAAGATGAATGAGATTCAAGCAGAAGACTATCCAGCTATTGGTATGAGATTTCATACTATCTGGCCTGGTCGTGATGATATGTTATTCATGAAGTTTAAACGAGGTGAAGTTGAATATATCAATCGAGGGCACTTTCGCGACTTTGTTCATGTAAACGATGTTGTCGAAGCAATTCAAGTGTTGCTTTCCAACTTCAATTCAGCTATAATGAGTCAACGTGTTTATGATATTGGCACTGGTCACTCTACACCAGTGGAAGAAGTAGCTAAGGTTATGAACTTCCAAGGAGAATGGCGTGATGCAAATCCTAACGGAGAACGTGTACACACAAAAGCTAATATCGAAGCACTGTTGAAACTAGGCTGGACGCCAAAATGGAACATACTTGATCATGAAAATTGCCCTTCTTAATGACACTCATTGTGGTATCCGCAATAGCTCTGACGTATTTCTCAATAATGCAGAGAAATTTTATTCTGATGTATTTTTTCCTTATCTTCTGGAACATGATATTAAGCATATTGTGCATCTTGGTGATTACTATGATAACAGGAAATTTATTAACTTCCGCGCTCTTAACCGCAACCGTAATCACTTCCTTAAACCGTTAAGGGATAATGGCATTACCATGGATATTATTCGTGGGAACCATGATACATTCTATAAGAACACTGGTGAGCTAAACTCTCTCAAGGAACTATTGGGTCATTATATGAATGAGGTAACAATCATTCAAGAGCCTAAGGTTATGGAATATGGATCTATGAAGATAGGCCTAGTCCCATGGATTGATGATGCCAACGAGAAACAATCACTAGACTTCATTGCAAACGCAAAGTGTGATTGGCTAGGTGGTCATTTTGATATCCAAGGATATGAGATGATGAAAGGTATTAAGTGTGAGCACGGACTAGATCGATCTATCTTTAAACGGTTTGAGCGAGTATTGTCTGGTCACTTTCATACAAAATCAGAACAAGACAATATAATGTATCTGGGTTCACAAATGGAGTTCTTTTGGAATGATGCACATGATGCTAAGTATTTCCACATCCTTGATACAGAAACCAGAACTATCGAAGCCGTTCGTAATCCTCATACTCTACACTATCGGATTAGGTATGATGACACTAAGCACGACTATCTTCACTATGATCTTTCAGGTATAGAAAATCACTTTGTAAAGATTGTTGTTATTAACAAGTCTGATACATTCACATTCGATAGATTTATCGATCGCATCCAGAACCGCAACATCCTTGAACTAAAGATCGCAGAAAACTTTAACGAGTTTATCGGATCAGCTGTTGACGATCAAAGCGTTTCAGTGGATGATACTCCTACCCTTCTCAACAGCTATATCGATGCTGTTGATACCGATCTAGATAAGGATCGGATTAAGGTTGAGATGAGTGGATTGATGATAGAGGCACAAACCCTAGAGATAGCATGATAACATTTAAATCTTTACGCTGGAAGAACTTTCTTTCTACTGGCAATCAATGGTTAGAAGTAGATCTTACCAAGCATAGCACTACGCTTGTTGTAGGGCATAATGGCGCCGGCAAATCTACTATGTTGGATGCTCTGAGCTTTGCATTGTTTGGTAGAGCTCACCGTAACATAAGTAAGGCTCAGCTAGTTAACAGTATTAACAACAAAGGTACTGTAGTTCAAGTATCATTCGATGTTCACGGTAAAGAGTATCTAATTCGAAGAACTATTAAACCCAACTCTTTTGAAATATGGCAAAATGGCACGATGATTAATCAATCGTCGCATGCTAAAGAGTACCAGAAGATCCTCGAGCAAAACATCTTGAAGCTCAATCATAAAAGCTTCCATCAGATAGTGGTGCTAGGCTCCTCCTCCTTCATTCCTTTCATGCAGCTAAGCTCTACGAATCGAAGAGATGTTATCGAGGATCTTCTGGACATTAATGTATTCTCTAAGATGAATGGAATCTTGAAAGAGAAGACATCATTATTGAAGGACAACATTAAAAATGTTATACATCAGCATGACCTCACAACAACTAAAGTTGACGCTCAGAAAAAATACATTAAAGACGTCAAAGCAATCAACAAAGAGCAAAGGGAAGAGAAACTCAAACTCATCTCAGATTTCCAAGATGAAATCAAAACTCTACAAGGAAAGAACACAGAGCTTAGTGATTCCATTCAATCTCAACTACCTAATTCAGATGCGGAAAGAAAACAACACGAAGCTAAGATCAAAGAGCTTGAAGCGTACAAAACAAAATTCAACACTGAGGTCAAGAAGATCGTTAAAGACGTCCAATTCTTTGAGAAGAACGATATCTGCCCGACCTGTGATCAAACCATCACTGAGGACACAAAAGAGGCCCACGTGCTGGAAGGAAAAAGCAGAGCGAAGGAACTCCAGGCGGGAATTACTAAAGCGGATGAAGGACTACGTACCGCTCAACAAGCACTTCTAGCAGCAACCACTATCATAGAGAAGTGTAGAGAGTATCAAAATGAGATCGCTGTTAACAATCGATCGATCGCACAATTTCAATCATCTATTGATAGAACTCATAACGAGATTAACAAACTAAATAATAATGTTGATGTGGATGCAGCGCAGGCTGATCTGGATCAGCTTATAGAGACGGGTGACTCGCTAGTCGAGCAGAAACTAGTATTGAACGAGCAGTTCAACTACAATCTGGTGATGAGCCAGATGCTAAAAGATACAGGAATTAAAACAAAGATTGTAAAACAATATCTTCCTGTTATAAATAAATTAGTCAATCAGTACTTGCAAGTGTTAGACTTCTTTGTGTCGTTTAATCTTGACGAGGCTTTTCAAGAAACAATCAGATCTCGTTTCCGCGATAACTTCACATATGATTCTTTTTCTGAAGGTGAGAAGCAACGTATTGACCTAGCGCTTCTGTTCACATGGCGGCAGATTGCTAAGATGAAAAACTCAGTTGCAACCAATCTACTAATCCTCGACGAGACATTTGATTCGTCTTTGGATCATGAAGGTGTTGACAATTTGATGAAAATCATCTATACTCTTGGGAACGATACAAATGTATTTGTTATATCCCACAAAGGTGAAGTTCTTGATGGTAAGTTTGCCAACAAGCTCGAAATATATAAGGAGAAAAACTTCTCCAAGATTAAAGGAAACTGATAATGGAACTGTCCAATTTTACTATGCAAGTGTTGAAGAACTTTGCGACAGTCAATAGTAATGTAGTTATCCAACCAGGTAACTCTATCATGACTATGGCTGAACCGAAGAACATACTTGGACAAGCCACGGTTCCCGAAACATTCACACAGCAGTTTGGTATCTACGATCTGCAAGAATTCTTGAATGTGTTGGGACTTGTGGATAGTCCTCGGGTTAGGTTTGAGCCTAACCATCTATTGATTGGTGACAGCACAGGTCGTGCTGAGATTAAGTACTTCTTCTCTGATCCAGAGATGTTGACTAGCCCATCCAAACCAATCGCGATGCCTGAGCCAGATGTAACATTCTCTTTGGATCATGGTACTCTGAATAACCTTAAACGCGCTGCAAGTGCATTGGGTCATTCACAAATGTCAATTAGACATGTTGATGGTCTGATTCGTCTCTCTATCATAGAGACAGATAACTCTACATCAAATACATATGCTATTGACGTTGATGGAGAAAGCAAGCTAACTGATTGCAACTTCATTATTGATATCGCTAACCTTAAACTTATTCCTAGCGATTACAAAGTCGAGATCTCAACTAAACTGATCTCGCAGTTTACCAGTATGGATGATACTATGGATCTCAAGTACTGGATTGCCCTAGAAAAAACATCAACTTTCGAATCATAAATGGAGCAGAAGCAAATGGCGAAAGCAGAAACAACCACCCCAACAACTCCCGATCACTCTCAGATCTACAATCTATCTAACCGCGTAGCTCGAAGCACAGTGGCTGTGGTTGATGCATTGACTTCTCGTGGTGCATTCAAAGGTGAAGAGCTAACTACTATTGGCCAACTCCGCGATCAATCTCTACAGATCATCCAGCTAGCTGAATCATATCAACAAGAACAGGCCGCAGAATCATAATTGACATTCTAACCATAATGTGATACAATGCTTTTTTATATAATGAGGTTAATATGTCTAAAGACTTTCTGTGGGTTGAGAAGTATCGTCCTCAAACTATTGAGGATACGATCCTTCCTAAACAACTAAAACAAACACTCCAAGCTATTGTAGACACCGGCGAGATTCCTAATATGTTGTTCTCTGGTACTGCTGGTTTGGGTAAAACTACTGTTGCCAAGGCTATGTGTAAACAATTAGACCTTGACTATATTGTGGTCAATGGATCTGAAGAAGGCAACATTGATACACTACGAGGTAAGATCAAACAGTTTGCCTCTAGTGTGTCCTTGCAAGGTGGGTATAAGGTAGTAATTCTGGATGAGGCTGATTACCTTAATCCTCAATCAACCCAACCTGCCTTGCGGGGATTTATTGAAGAGTTTAGCAATAACTGTCGCTTTATTCTTACATGTAACTTTAAGAACCGTATCATCGAGCCGTTACACTCTCGATGTGGTGTATATGAGTTTAATACATCTAAGAAAGACATGGCTGAGCTTGCTGCTCAATTCTTCAAGCGATTCACCGATATCCTAGATCAAGAGAGTGTTCCTTATGAGAATAAGGTAATCGCTGACTTGATTATGAAGCATGCTCCTGATTGGCGTAGAGTTCTTAATGAAGGACAGCGACGATCTATTGGAGGCTTTGATAGTGGTGGTGCTGACATTGGCAGTGTTGATAGTAGCATTGCTGAGCTAGTACAACATCTAAAGGGTAAGCAGTTTAAGAAGATGCGTGCGTGGGTAGTTAACCATATGGACGTTGATACTGTTGCTATCTTTAGAGGTCTCTACGATAATATGTTCCAGTATGTTGCTGACAATAGTGTTCCTCAGCTGGTTCTTATTCTAGCAGACTACCAATATAAGGATGCATTTGTTGCTGATCATGAGCTTAATACTGTCGCTTGTATGACAGAGATTATGATGCAGGTTAACTTCAAATGAGCCCATTCGATTACCTCAACAGCATAAATGATCATAAGCGAAATCTTATGATTGATGATATGACCGAGAAGTCATATAATGGTTTTATGATCAATAGATCATTAAGCTACTTTCAAGATACTGTATCCTTTGCTAATGTGATGAACCGTTATCATCACATTGATAATAAACTCCAATATCACTTTCTTATAAATATTATTCGAAAACGTAAAAGATTTTCGAAATGGATTAAACCTCAGCAGGTCAGTGATATTGAAGTGATTAAGCAATACTATGGTTATAGCAACGAAAAAGCCAAACAAGTATTATCTCTTCTATCACCTGAACAAATAAAAATTATAAGACAGAAGGTGAGCAAAGGTGGAAGAAAATAATATAGTAGAGTGGCAACCCACAGATATGTTGGAAATTGTTCTGAATGAGCCTGATGATTTCTTGAAGGTTCGTGAGACACTTACACGTATTGGCGTTGCGTCCCGCAAAGATAAAAAACTATTTCAATCATGTCATATTCTACATAAGCAGGGCAGATACTTTATCGTCCACTTTAAAGAACTGTTTATGTTGGATGGGAAGAAAGCTAATCTCGAAGAGAACGATATCGCACGAAGAAACACAATTGCTACACTACTGAGCGATTGGGGTCTTGTTGAGATTGAAGGTGTAAATGAATTGAGTTGTGCACCTCTTCGTCAGATTAAGATCATCCCATTCAAGGAGAAGGTTCAGTGGGAACTTTGTCCAAAATATAATATTGGAAATAAATAAATTCTACCTGTTGACATTTGCGTTCAAAGGTATTATATATACTATAGTGATGCGGAATAATCCGGTCACGCTATAATCTTGCTTGTTCAAAAGGAGATAACAATGACAGGCTTACAAACACTATTCCCGCGGTCATCTTTTGTTGGTTTCGATCATCTATTCAATGAACTCGAGTTCACTGCTAAACATGCTCAAGACCATTATCCCCCACATAATATTATTCGTACATCTGAATCAGACTATCTGATTGAGCTGGCTATTGCGGGGTTCACAAAGGATGAACTATCTGTTGAAGTTAAGGATCGTACCTTGACAGTAACAGGGGAGCATGTCTCAAGGGGTCGTGAGTTTATTCACCGTGGTATTTCCACAAAGAAGTTTAAACGAACATTCCGGCTGTCTGAGCACGTAAAAGTGCACGGAGCAGATATTCGAGATGGTATACTTGCAATCGAACTGAAGTATATTATCCCTGAAGAAATGCGTCCTCGTAAAATCAATATTGGTCAAAACGAGGAATTAACAAATGACTACAATAGTCAACTACTTACCGAAAATGATGGTAATCACTCAGGTCGCACAACTCTTTAAAGCTGTTGTGGATATCTTTAAAGGTCTTTACACTTCATATCGTAAAGAACAAGACATCCGGAATACAATTCGCGAATTGAATAATCTTACTAACGCTGAATTGCGCGACATTGGTATTAGCCGTGGTGATATCTACACCATTGCAAGTACAGATGTTTCCGACTACCACGATAAAATTCGTGGGAGAGTTTAAGATGACAACTATCGCTTATAACTTGATAGCCAGCCCATTTGCTGGTTTAGGAAAAAAGATTATGAATCAGCTTGAGGTAATTGGATATGCTAGAGCAGCTGCTGAACTAGCACGTCAAGGTTTGTATGAAGAATCAAAGTATTGTATGCTTCAGATTAAGAACCTAAGAAACTAAACGGCACTGAGGGGCGGAATCACCCGCCCCTCTGATCACACACATCACAGAAAGAAAATAATATGAATAAGAATCCATTCGAAATCCGTGCAGACATTCTTGCTATGGCAAAAGACTACATGGATAAACAAGTAGAATTGAATACCGCTCTCTTTACGCAAATGATGGAAGCTGGTAAAAAAACTATCGACGAATGTCCAACAATGTATACAATGGAAGAACTTCAAGAGAAGGCTAAGGAAATGTATTCCTTTGTGTCTGACAAGAAATAAAAGATTGGGGGGCTGTTGCCCCCCTTTCCTTTTTATAGTATAATATAAGCTAAATATGTAAGTTCGGAGGTAATATGAACTTTTACACTAGCGTCAATCGATACGGTAATAACATCCTCTATAGAGGATTTGAAGATGGCAAACGTATCGATAAGAAGATTCCCTATATGCCAACTCTGTTTATTCCCACCAACAAAGAGTCTGGATGGAATACACTACAGAACAATCCTGTCCAACCGGTTACATTTGATACGATGCGCGATGCGCGTGACTTCATTAAGAAGTATGAAGGTGTGGACAACTTTCCTATCTATGGTACTACCAATTACGTTAACCAGTTTCTGACTGATCGCTTCCCTGGTGAGATCAAGTTCGATCGAGATAAAGTCAATGTGACTTCTATTGATATTGAGGTTCACTCAGAAGATGGTTTTCCCTTTGTTGCAGATGCTGCTCATCCAGTGACAGCTATTACCATGAAGAGTAACCAATCAGATACATACTATGTGTGGGGGCTGAAAGACTATGATCCAGACAAGTGTCCCATTGAGGGAGTTAACGCAATCCATTACAAGAAGTGCAAAGACGAAATCTCTTTGCTACTCGATTGGTTGGGTTGGTGGCACGATTCTAGGTATTGTCCCGATGTGGTTACGGGTTGGAATACTCGTCTATTTGACTTTCCATATCTTATTAATCGTGTAAAGAATATCATTGGTGGAGACGTCTATAAGAAGTTCTCTCCATGGGGTGTAGTAGATCAACGCGACATCGTCATTGCTGGTCGTACTAATATTGCCTATGAGATGATGGGCATTCAACAGCTAGACTACTATGATCTATTCCGTAAGTTTGGATATGCATATGGTACATTGGAATCATACAAGCTAGACCATGTTGCATACATTGTTCTCGGTGATAACAAACTATCGTTTGATGAAGTAGGCAACCTACAGAATCTCTATAAGCAAGACCATCAGTTGTATATCGACTATAACATCAAGGATGTACAGTTGATCGATCGATTAGAAGAGAAGATGGGTCTTATCACTCTTGCCATGACTATGGCATATCGTGGTGGTGTTAACTACTCCGAGACATTCGGTACTACATCGATCTGGGATTCTATTCTATATCGTCTGATGTATAAGGATCAGACTGTTGTTCCTCCTAAGGTAGCAAAGATAAAAGAGAAGTATCCTGGTGCTTACGTAAAAGATCCTATGACAGGCAAGCATGATTGGGTTGTGTCATTTGACCTCAACTCTCTATATCCTAACATCATTGTTCAGTATAACATGTCACCTGAGACTATCGTTGATGGAGCAATTCCTGGTATCAACGTCGAAGCTATCTTAAACGACCAAGACTTCATCTTAGAAGACGATTATGCTGTTGCTGCATCTGGGTTGCAGTTCCGTAAAGATCAGCAGGGTGTGATTCCTAAGATCATTAAGCAGTACTATGATGAGCGTAGAGCTATTAAGAATCGCATGCTAGAAGCTCAGCAAGAGTATGAGTCTGGTAAGACTAAGAAGCTAGAGAATGAGATCAACACATTAGAGAATCAACAGATGTCTATCAAGATTCTTATGAACTCTTTGTATGGTGCTCTAGGTAATAACTACTTTAGATACTTTGATCGTCGTATGGCTGAGGCTATTACTACATCTGGTCAGCTATCTATTCTGTGGGCTCAAGAAGCTATTAACAAAGAGATGAACAAGCTACTTGAAACGACTGATGTAGATTACATCATAGCTATCGATACAGACTCATTGTATGTTCGTATGAAGCCTCTTGTCGATAAGTTTAATCCAAACTCTCCTGTCGACTTTCTTAATAAGATATGCTCAGAGCACTTTGAGGATATTCTTGCATCCGCTTATGATAAGCTGTTTAGAAAGATGAATGCATATGAGAATCGTATGGAGATGGCTCGAGAAGTAATTGCTGATAAGGCTGTGTGGATTGCCAAGAAGCGCTACTTCATGCAAGTGCATGATAACGAAGGTGTACGTTATGCTCAACCCAAGCTGAAGGTTATGGGAGTTGAGGCTGTCAAGTCGTCTACTCCTCAAGTATGTCGTGATCGATTCAAAGAGATCTTCAATGTTATTCTAAACGAAGGAGAGGATGCTACTCAGAAGTTTGTTGCTAACTTCCGTAAGGAATTCTCTGCGCTTGACCCTGAGCAGGTATCATTCCCTCGTGGTATATCCGATCTCGACAAATGGTCAGATCGTCGGGATATCTATAAGAAGGCATGTCCTATACATGTCCGAGGTGCGTTGCTGTATAACTATCATGTAGCAAAGAAAGGTATTGACAATCGATATGAGGCTGTCAAGAACGGCGAGAAGATTAAGTTCTGTTATCTAAAGACACCCAATCCTATCAAAGAAAACATTATCTCTTACTCGTTGAACTTACCTAAGGAGCTTGACTTACATCGGTTTATCGACTATAATAAGATGTATGAAAAATCTTTTGTTGAGCCAATTCGCAACATCTTAGATGAGATAGGTTGGGATGTTGAGCCAAGAGCTACGTTGGAGGACTTCTTTGTATAGTCTAACAGTATTTAAATCACCACGTTGGTGGGAAGAACAACAACGTTTTGTATATGATAATAAGACCCATCGTAGAATGGACTTTGAGTCTTGGGAGCGATTTGTTAAGTTCCTAAGCAAACTAAGTGAAAGGAAACTAAATGGTAAGCAAGACGCTGAACTTATTACGCCAGCTATATTTAAACCTAATACTACTAGAAAGAACGACAATGTCATTGCTTGGGCTGGTTGGGCTGCTGTTGATGTTGATGATATTGAGATTGATGGAGATGTAGAAGATGAGCTTCGTAAGCGCTTTGGTCATTGGACCTACGTTTGTTACAGTACTGCTAGCAGTACTACTACTCTACCAAAGTTTCGGTTGGTATTCCAACTTAACGGTTCAGTTACAAAAGATCGAATTAAACACTTTTGGTACGCCCTCAACTCAGAGCTTGAAGACATCGGAGATAAGCAAACTAAAGACTTTGCGCGTATGTATTATATTCCTGCTAGTTATTTTGATGCTAATAATTTTTTCTTCGTTAATAGCGCTGAGCCTATGGATGTCGATTATGTTCTAGCTCGTTGGCCATACGATGACAAACGTGATGCTAAGAGTTTTATGGATAGACTTCCTCCTGCGTGGAGAGAGCAGATTGTAGAGTATCGTAAAGGCAAACTAGATAACACATCGTATGTTTGGACTGGATACAACGATTGTCCATTCTGGCCGAAGAAACTAGCAATGGAATACATAACTATCTCATCCACTGGTTGGTACAGACAAATGTATCGTATTATGATAGCAACAGCTGGCAAGGCTGTTGAGAAGGGATATCCAATCACTGCATCTCAGATAGTTGAATTGTGTAAGCAGTTTGATAGAGAGACAGGCAACTGGTATGAGAATAGACCTATGGAAGTAGAAGCTAACAACGCATTAGAGTATGCATACAAGCATGGAGTTATACAATGAACAATGAACAACTGACTGCTAAAATGTTAATGTTAGCTGCGCCAATTGATGAAGCGATTATGCTATGTGATGATCGTAATGAAATCTTAATGTTGGCTTCAATGATGCAAGTTAAATTGAAAGACATCTATGATGCTCAGCTAGGCATTGAGGGTCGGCGTGAGATGTTTATAACAGCGAGTCAATCACAATGAGAATCATTGCAGGACCATGTCAACACGAAACACTGGCTCAGAGCGCTGAGATTGCTAAAGAGTGTCAACGTGTGTGCGACAAGTATGATATCGATTATTACTTTAAAGCAAGTTTTGATAAAGCCAACCGCACATCCATGAGCGGTCAACGTGGTGTGGGAATATCCGCTGGACTTCCTGATCTACAGGCTTTAAAAGAAACTCTTGGGGTTAAGATCTTTACGGATGTTCACACAGAAGGACATGTCAGTAGATGTCGCTCCTTTGTAGACGTACTACAAATTCCTGCGTTCTTGTCTAGACAGACAGATTTGATCAGAGCTGCTTGTGCTACAGAATGTATTGTCAACATTAAGAAAGGGCAGTTCTTAGCACCATGGGATGTTGATGGTATCCTCAGTAAGACGCAAGGCGCTAAAGAAGTCTGGATTACTGAAAGAGGGACGAGTTTTGGCTATAATACTTTGGTCGTTGATTATACTGGGATTCAGTATATGCTTGACAATTACGATGTACCTATTGTTTTTGATGTTACCCACGCTGTTCAAAAGCCAGGAGGCAATGGGAAATCTAGTGGCGGTAATCGTGATTACGTTCCAGGTCTTGCTCGCGCTGCCTCTGCTATGGGTGTTAGTAACTTCTTCTTAGAAGTGCATCCTGATCCAGATAATGCTCCAAGCGATGGGCCAAATATGATACGCTTAGAAGATTTTGAAAAAGTTGTTGAAGATATTGTACGGTATCAATATACAATACAGGAATTAACAACTAAGATGGATTGCTAATGGACACAAAGTACATTTGCGTAAAGTAGACTTTAACGGTGTTGAAATTAATACACCATATGATATGGAGAAGTGGAATGCAACTACACGACCTTGAACAACCTATAATGGATTGTTGGCACGTTTGTAATGACCTTGAGACAGTGTTCAAGCAGATAGGTGACGGTGAACGTGAGCCTACACACGATGAAATGATGAACGCCTTGATAGGTATGCAACAGCTATATGAGTGGAAGTTTGAGCAACTATTCTTTATGTATGAGCAGGTAATAAAATCACAACATACTACACGGACAGTGATGTAGACACACATACACGAGTATTATACATAACACAGTTAAATTAGGATGGTGGGGATAAGGATTAAGTATGGGTATTTTTGGAAAAGTTTGGGGACAAACAGAGCTGCTTGAGGCCAATGGTGCTTTAGAGTTCCATCGGATTGAAATGAATAAAGGTGGAGTATGCTCAAAACATCTACATGAGTTTAAGTGGAATGGCTTTTATGTTGAATCCGGCCGTATGCTTATTCGTGTATGGCAGAAAGACTACGACTTGGTGGATGAAACTATTCTTGAGCCTGGAATGTATACTAAAGTTAAGCCTGGTGTGTATCACCAATTTGAGTGTCTAGAAGATGGCGTTGCCTTTGAATTATATTGGGCAGAATTTTCGCATAATGACATTGTCCGTGAAACTGTAGGTCATACAAAATGAAAAAAGTATCTATTATAAATCGTAACAATGGCATGGTTACTGAAATGACATTCGACGATAGCAAACAACTGAATCGATGGTTAGAGCTAAACGAAGGTTGGGAAAATTTAGGCGAGCAAGAAGCTGAACTTCCAACAAGGCATGTAAGAATGCAAACTCAAGGACGTGAAAAGTGGGGATCGTGATTTGGGGGGAAACAACTATGAAATATTGTTGGCCATTGATGAAATTGGTGGTATAGTACATCATGTTAAAGATTGGAAAGATACATGGAAGATTCTAAAGCAACTGTAGGAATCACGTTTAGTACGTTTGATCTACTACATGCTGGCCATATTATGATGTTGCGTGAAGCTAAGTCTCAATGCGATCATTTGATATGTGGGATTCAAGTTGACCCATCTGTTGATAGAAAAGAAAAGAACAAACCAGTCCAGACTTTGGTAGAAAGATACATACAGCTATCAGCAGTAAAATATGTTGATGAAATCATACCATATCAGACTGAAACAGACCTTGAAGATATCTTGAATACATTTCACATTGATGTACGGATCATCGGTGAAGAATATAAACATGGTACATTTACTGGTAGAGCTACATGCGCAGCACGAGGTATTGAGATATATTTTAACAAACGAGATCATAGGTTTTCTACCAGCGATCTGAGAGCGAGAGTAAGTAATGCCTAACATTTTAATTATTGGCCATGGGTTTGTCGGCCAGGCAGTTGACTATGCATTTAGCAACATACCCAGGTACATTGTGGATCCAAAATATGATACAGAAATTCCTGACGATACTTTACTACAGTATGATATTGTATTTGTGTGTGTACCTACCCCTATGGGGAGTGACGGCGGTATTGATACATCTATCCTTGATAGCGTTCTTCAACGAGTAAAGGATCACCCCTTAGTAGTTGTAAAGTCTACAGTAACTCCTGACATTATCGAGCAATATAATGTTGTATACAATCCGGAGTTCTTAACAGAGAAAGCTGCTAATGAACAGTTTGTGTCCGCAAAGTTTCACATCCTTGGCGGTTACCCATTAGATACAATTACAGTGGAACAGTTCTATCGTCACAACAGTCTTTGTGATGAAGCAGAGTTCTACCACATGACAGCAGCAGAGGCAAGCTATGTAAAGTATACAATCAATAGCTTCCTTGCACTAAAAGTAACATTCTTTAATCAGCTGTACGATACAATATCAGCAACAGACTCAAACTTTATGACAGTAATAAAAGCAGTTGCTGCTGATAGTCGTATTGGATCATCTCATACAAAAGTTCCAGGGTTTGATGGCAAGCAAGGATTTGGAGGAGCATGCTTTCCAAAGGATCTTTCTGCGTTTACAAAGCACAGCGATAAGTTGACATTACTGGAGAAATGTATTATGATTAACAATGATTACAGATCACAATATGAACTAGACAATCGGGAGATTGAACAACATGTCAATTATGGACAAACTAAAGAAGAACTCCAAGATCAAATCGACGGATATCCTGTCTGATTCAAAGTTCTTTAACGAAAAAGATTTTACACCTACAGACGTGCCGATGATCAATGTCGCACTGTCTGGATCAGTAGATGGAGGTCTAGCAGCTGGGTTAACAGTGCTAGCTGGGCCATCTAAGCACTTCAAGACTTCCTTTGCACTACTGATGGCAGGTGCCTACCTAAAGGCGCATCCAGACGCCGTAATGCTGTTCTATGACAGTGAATTTGGTAGTCCACAGAGCTACTTCGAACAGTTTGGCATTGATACAGACCGTGTGTTGCATACACCGATTACCAATGTTGAAGAACTAAAGTTCGATATGATTGGTCAGCTTGAAGAGCTAGACCGCGATGATGATGTCATTATTGTTATTGACTCTATTGGTAACATGGCATCGAAGAAAGAACTAGAAGATGCACAGAATGAAAAGTCTGTTGCAGATATGTCTCGAGCAAAGGCTCTCAAAGGGTTGTTTCGTATGACAACTCCATATCTGACAATGAAGAATATTCCTTTGTTAGCTATCAACCACACCTACAAAGAGATTGGTCTATTCCCTAAAGACGTTGTGGGTGGTGGTACCGGTATCTATTATAGTGCAGATAATATCTGGATCTTGGGTCGTCAGCAAGACAAGAAAGGTACTGAGATCCAAGGGTATCATTTTGTAATCAATGTGGAGAAATCTCGTTATGTTAAAGAAAAGTCTAAGATTCCTATTACAGTGTCTTGGGATGGGGGTGTCCGCAAGTATTCTGGCTTGCTCGATTGCGCTCTCGCTGGCGGCTATGTTACTAAGCCTGCTAACGGCTGGTATGCTGTGGTTAATAAAGCTACTGGAGAAGTTGGACCTAAAGTACGGTTCGATGCCACTAATGATCAAGCCTTCTGGGATCCAGTCTTTGCTGACACAGATTTTAAAGAGTTCTTAAAGAAGCAATATCAGATTGGATTCCAGTCTCTAGTGTCCATGGATGAAATTGTGGAGAGCATTGATGGTTAGTATTCCTAATATGTTTGAAGAGAATGTGCAGTATGAGTTGACACCTGGTAGTGATGATCATTGGCATATTAGAATTAAGGAAGGTGAGTTTATCGAATCTGTAATTAGCTTTGGTAAGATTACAATGGAGGATGACTCACCGATCCTAAACTTTGACTTGACTTTAGAGTATAGTCCAGACGAAGATCTAACAACTAATAATATTGATCTTCAAAAGTATGCAGGTAAAATCTTAGAAAGTATTATTGTTAACAACCTTAATGAGCAAGATAAAAAATGAAAATTCTAGTTATGGGCCTACCTGGGTCTGGTAAGACGTGGTTAGCTGAGCAACTTCAAACAAGATTGAATTGCGCTTGGTACAATGCGGATAAGATTCGTGAGATGGCAAATGATTGGGAGTTCTCTGAGGCGGCTAGACTCAAACAAGCATATCGAATGAAAGTACTTGCTGACTTGGAAAAGAGTTACAATCGTACTGTGATATGTGACTTTGTCTGTCCGCTGGCGACAACAAGATCTGTATTTAATGCTGATGTTACTATTTGGATGGATACTATTGTTGCAGGAAGGTTTAAAGATACAAATAAAATCTTTGAAGAACCAATTCACAAAACATACGTTGTTGATAAGTTTATGACTAATGATGAAGTCGATTCATTTGTTATTAACATGCGTAAGGATTTTCCAAATGTTTAACAGTCAATTACCCACAGTGCAGATGTTGGGACGATGGCAACCGTGGCATGATGGCCACACTGAATTGTTTAGACGTTGTCATGCAATAACAGGTCAAGTGTGTATTCAGATTAGAGATGTAGCAGGTATTGTTAACTATGACGCAGGCGGTGGACGTACTGCAGTACAAGATGACAATCCATTTCAAATGGATAAAGTGAAGTTAAATATTGTTGCTGGACTTAAAGAAGCAGGGTTTACTTTAGGCGAAGAATATGTTATAATAGTGGTTCCCAACATTGTTGATATTAGCTACGGTCGTGGTGTAGGATATACATTTACAGAGCACGACTTAGGCAAAGAAATACACGACATATCTGCCACCAAGATTAGAGCGGAGATGCGTAGAGAAGGAAAACTATGAGCAACATTGAACAAGTAATCTTACGCAACATACTGACCAATGAGCAGTTTATGCGTAAGGTACTTCCTTTTATTAAACCAGAATACTTTGAGGGTGTGTACAACCAGCTTTTTAAGGAAGCTGGTAAGTTTGTTGGCAAGTACAATAAGCTACCTAACCTTGATGCCTTTAGGATTGAAATTGATCAATCTGATAAGTTTAATGACGATCAGTATACTGCTGCAATGGAGTTGTTGCCAAAGATCTTTGCACCAGAAGAAGCTGATGAGAAGTGGCTACACGACACTACGGAGAAGTGGTGTCAAGATAGAGCTATCCACAATGCAATTATGGAATCGATTAGTATTATAGATGGTAAGCATAAGAGTCTTACTAAGAATGCTTTGCCAGATCTGTTGACCAAAGCGTTGGCTGTTACATTTGATCCGTCTGTCGGTCATGACTATATCGAGGATGTGGAACAACGATATGACTTCTATCATATGGATGAAGAACGTATCTCTTTTGATCTAGATTACTTTAATAGGATTACCAAAGGTGGTTTACCTAATAAGACTCTCAACATCTGCCTGGCTGGTACTGGTGTTGGTAAGTCATTGTTTATGTGTCATGTTGCAGGTAATGTTCTTGCTCAGGGTAGAAACGTCCTATATATTACCATGGAAATGGCAGAAGAGCGTATTGCTGAACGTATAGATGCTAACCTGCTCAATATACCACTAGATCAGTTGCAGCACATATCTAAACCTATGCTGACGTCAAAAGTAGAAGATATTGCTACTGGCAGCAATGGTAAGTTGATCATTAAAGAATATCCAACTGGAGCTGCCCATGCGGGTCACTTTAGAGCTCTACTTAATGAACTTAAACTAAAGAAGAACTTTGTCCCAGAGATGATCTTTATTGACTATCTGAATATCTGTTCTTCGTCTCGTATGAAAGGCATGGGAGGGTCAATCAATTCCTACACATACATTAAAGCAATTGCTGAAGAGCTTCGTGGCCTTGCGGTCGAGTTTGACGTACCGGTCGTATCTGCAACGCAGACGACTCGTAGTGGTTATACTAGCTCGGATCCTGGGCTTGAAGACACGTCCGAATCTTTTGGACTACCCGCAACGGCAGATCTAATGTTTGCTCTGGTATCATCAGAAGAACTAGAATCGCTCGGACAGGTTATGGTCAAGCAATTGAAGAATCGATATAATGATCCCAACTTTAAGAAAAGATTCGTGTTAGGCATTGACCGCTCGCGGATGAGGTTGTATGATGTAGATAACCCCGAGGAAGGAGTTGTGGATGATTCACCTGCATTCGATAAGTCAAAGACTGCAGAAAGATTTAATGACTTTAAGATGGAATAGAACATGGTAGCGCATCCAGATAATCATAGAAAGCTGTGGCTAGAGAAACTAGTCAAAGACAATAACTTTACTAGAGGAGCGGAACTAGGGGTGCATGAAGGTGTTACTTACAGACATCTGTTAGAGACATGTCCAACCCTAACCCTCTATGGTGTTGATCTGTGGACTCATAAACCTATCTTTATCAATTGGTATAAACAGTTGGTTGAAGATTGTAAGACTAATAGCAACTCTATTATCTTACGAGAATCTACATTTACAGCTCATAGACACATTGATGATGTATCGTTAGACTTTGTGTTTATCGATGCTGATCATAAATACGAATCCGTAAAGAAAGACATTATTAACTGGCTACCTAAGGTCCGATCTGGAGGATATATGTGTGGTCATGACATTAATCAACCGTGGGTTAAACAAGCTATAACAGAAACAATCGTAACGTACGAAACCGGACCAGATCTTATCTGGTACAAACAAGTGTGAGGTACTATGAAGGGTATAACTAACAGTAAAAAGACTTCTATTGGCAAACGAAATATCAAGATGTCTTCTATGAACAAATCGAAAAAACGTAGCTATAAGAAGAATCGAGGTCAGGGTTAATGCATGCTAAACTCATTTCCTATAGTCAACCCAGCTTTCGAATCCACGCTGGCGAACTTGCACCGACGGGGCTCGACAATATCCAAGACCTCATCGCTTACGCAGCGCGTGTCTCCAATCCAGCAAACCAAGCTAACACGAAGACAACACCA